GCTTCACGAAGATCTCTGCATAGAACTCACCACGGTCAATAGCTTCAGGTGGGTTGTTACTGCTGTCGCAGACAACCAAGAAGTCTACAATACCACGACGTGACTGGACTGAGCGTAGGTAAGGCTCAACGATGTTCTTAAACTGAGCACGAGTAAACTCATCATTCAATTCAAATAGTTGTGTCTTAGCAGCCTCGGCAATCGCTTCCTCAATAACAAGGAAGAGTCTGCGGACGTTGATTCTGTCGAATGCAGAAACATGTCCTAGTCCTGTCTTATCACCGTAAAGGATGATTCCTTGTCCTGGGAATGCTACGATGGGGTTAACCCTTCCAGCATAAAGACGGTCTCTATGATCCTTCAGTGGTGAATAAGCAAGTTTGATTGCGTTACGAAGTTGTCCTCTATTAAATCCAGCAGGTGAGAACCAAGGCTCTTGATTAAGAGTTGTACTCAAAACTAGACCTGCCATGTCAGCGTTACATGGGATGTAACGATAGACATCATTATACTTATCGTAAATATACTTGTAGTTGTTATCGAATACAACGTAAGAAGAACTATTCAACTTATCATAGTACTCAACAATCTTGTCCACGATGGTTGAAACCTTAGGTTGACCAACAACATCTGGACGGTAAGGTGAAACGAATGCCATACAATCCTTACGACTGTCAGCAATTCCGATGATATGTTGTGCCTTAGCAATCGTATCATCAAGACTATTCATACCTGGACCCATAAGAATGTAGTCTAGGTCTACAGTTTCAGCGTCATTGAATAGGTCATAAGCACCTAGAATATCTGGACGTGAAATTGTGTATCCATCAACACCACCCTGTAGGGAGTAATGTAGAGATGCTTGATTGATTGTGCCAACTAGAGGAACCGAAAGTGGATTCAATCCAGATGGGTCATCAATATTATTAAGAGCTGTATCTTTCTTAATAAGGTCAAACTCTCTGTTAATACCTGAAAGTCCCCATGTGCCAGTAGCGTTAGGGTCTTTGTCATAAATCTCAGTAGTTTCGTGACTACCCCAGTAGATATACTGTGAGAAATTCTTAATTACATCCTTATAGTAGATGTTGTCACCTTGTGGTGAGCGAGCATCAGATGCTTTAGAAACATTAAGGTGCTTCTCTAGTAGTGAACCTGGAGTACCTGTTAGTTTTCCATCTCCATCAAGGATTAGGATATGCATCAAGTCATTGTAACCACCACGATCTGCACACCATGCAGAAGTAGTAGGACGAGGACCTATGTTAATCCATGACTGTCCTTTTCCATACTGACGAGTATCGTAGTCTGCCTCAACGTTAGAGATAGAAGGTACGTTAGCATCAGCATCAGTAACAGTCTGGTTTGCTTGGAAGTTTGGTGAACCTTGATTAAGTGCAACACGCAATTCACGTTGGACACTCTCAATAACACCAGCATCTCCAGTAGCAGATCCAGGAGTGTTAGAGTTGTTTGCCAACTCAGTTACAGTATCGCCAACTTCTAGTACGTCAGCAGATGCTGAGTCAATTGTAATCTCAACAGTGCGGTTAACTTCGTCATATGCAACGACTCTACCAGTAACACCACCACTAACAGCAGTGATGAAGTTGTCTTTCTCAAACTTACCGATTAGTGTCTCAGCATCTTGGAATTTAACCTTAACTGTGTATGAATATACACGACCATAGATGTTAGCAGCACTGTATGAGAGCTCAGCGTTGTTAACAAACCTCCATTCTGCGGAAGTTGGTTGTGCAAGATAAAGAATTTGGTCTGCACCACCGTCTGTAACTACAATACGGAGTGAATTACCGTGGACACCAGCTGTTTTAGCACCCCACTTCCAGTTGTTAGAAGCAGTCTCAACAGTTGACTCATAAATGTCAGAGTTCTTGATGAGAGGAGCAGTAACACCAGTAGAAGTTGTCTCATTAATCTCTGTCTTAGAAGCAGTAACAGACTGAAGTGTTACAGCAGAAGAGTTAGAGTGAGAAGCAGCAGTAGATCCGAGTTGAGCACGAGTAACAGTCAGGTCATTACCTGCGATACCTGTAATTCTTAGATACTCATCGTCAATTCTGATGTATGAGTTTGTGCCTCCTGCAAGTGCAGCAGCAGAAGCAATAGTTAGTGTTGTATCACTATCACTGAATGTACCACCTTCGTTAATAGTAGAAGAAGTACCAGCAGCTTCAATCAATGTGATAGAAGCAGCTCCTGCGTGTGACACAGCAGCAGTTGATAGTTGACCTCTTTGGACAACAACGTCGTTACCAGCTACACTCTGGATAACCAACAATTCTGAATCGATTAGGAGAACGTCACTAACATCGAAGTCTGTAGAAGACTGTACTGTTAGAGTTGTATCAGATGCACTAAAAGTTGTCTCGACATACTGTGCAGTATCGATAGCATTTTTGAGTGATGCGTTATCAGCACGGACAACCTTTACAGTACCTCCGTAAAGTAAAAATTGTGCGGTTGAAAACCAATACTCATAATTATATTCTGTAGGTTGACCGAAGGTTGCGAGTAATTCCTTTTCACTCGTGACGGTCTGCACCTGCTCAACGGGTCCCTTCTCGAAAGAGCCAACTATGGCAGCAATGTTATCTACAGTGCTATTAATAACGTTGGTAAGATCTCTTTCTAGAACGACAACCCCTGGTGATAGTTGTGTGGATGCCATCTGTTAAATCTCCTGAGTTCGTGTCCAATTCGGATGCTGAAATTATTTATAGAAATGTATATTTACGAGAGGTACTCCCACATATATGCCTTATCTCCGTACTCATCTGTCTTCCAAGTGTCACCTTCCGCATCCGTGAAGGTCTCCTCGTACCCAACTCCGTCATCGATAAAACCAAACGGAGCCATGTCCGCTTCTATACCATCTTTTTGCTCCTGATACATGCGGAGACGTACGTCATCGTCATGTAATTCTCTGAAGTAATCTGTGGTTGCTAACCATGCAAAAATAACTAAGCACATTGCTAAGTCATCGTTACATCCTTCCTCAGCTTCCCATGCTGGACCTCTCTGAATGAATGTAGTTAGCTCTGCCATAATATCATAGTCCTTAAAGATGAGTTTGTCATCTTCAATCAACTGTTTTAGGTTAGAGCAACCAGTCTTCTTGACTGTTGTGCTCATCTTAACCCCTAGTTGTACCTTGGTACCACTAAATCCTTGTCCTACTACCTGACCTGCCCTACCTCTCATGGCACACATGAGTAAATTCTCGTATTCTAGGTCAAATTGTATGATATCTGCTACCTGACCACCAATATCATTGACTTCTATCATTATATACGCCTGGTTATATGCAGTAGCAACCCTATGAATGATATCTGGGAATAATAATGGTTTAATTTTGTTATTTCTATACTTTGCTACCACCATATAGGGTATTTCTGTGGTATCAATGACTGTAAATGCAGAATAATCCTTAGTTAGACCCCTAGCAACGTCAACACATATGTGATATGAGTGTCCTTCCTCTGGTTCTTCATAGACTGACAGTCCTGCTTCCTTCTTAATAGGTTCTTCATAGACTAAAGTCTTTAATTTAGTACTACTGATGAGAGTATTAACAGATCCTAGGAATTCACACTCAAATTCTTGGTTGAATTGCTCCTCTGATGTGTTTCGTATCGTCTCTTCTTTCCACTTTGCATCTCTACCTGGTACCTGTTGCCAGTGTACCTCTGTTGTGGTGTATTCATTCTGTCCTTTCTCTGCATCATGCCACAGTTTATAGAACATATTCATACCCTTGGGGGTAGATATGATTATAACCTTAGTGCTCTTACCAGAAGATATAGTAGGATAGACAGAACTAAAGAACTCGTCAGCAATATGCGTCGGAATAAAGGCGAATTCGTCCAGAAATATAATGTTAAAGGACATGCCCCTAACAGCACTAGCACTAGTACTTGCAGCAAGGATTTTACTTCCATTTTCCAATTCCAAGCTTCCCCTGTTCCAGTTGACAACACCTTGTTGGAGCCATTTAGGAAGATTCTCATAAGAAAGTTGTAGGCGGCCCAGCATTTCTCTTGCAGTGGCTGCTTTGTTTGCGAGGATTGCGATGTTGACATTATCATTAAAGATTGCGTACCACAGGAGATATGCAGTAACCACTGTAGACTTACCAGACTGACGTGGTAGCTTTGCTATATTGAATCTATTCTCATGGAATCGATTCACCATGTCTTCTTGGAAATCGTACAGGTCAAACCCAACTATACCCTGATCAAGGTTAACGATCTTGATATAGTTGCGAATAAAATAAACGGGGTCACCACTACACTTTATAAACTCCTGCACCTGATCAGGTGTGAAGTTAGTGTTAACGTTAGCCCGTTTAAGATTGGGGTTACCTAGATATATCTCCTGCTTTTCAGCCATTGGCTTCTTTTATTGCCTCTACAATAGTTCTCTTCAGTTGATTCTGTTTCTTTCTACCGATACCAACAGATGCATCTATCTTTACTTTAACCCAGTAAAGACCTATTATTACTAGAGTAAATGGAATAGCATCAGCCCAACTGATCTCATTCCATGCCTCTACGACATTTAACATTCCAAACATTAGTATAATCCAGGTAAGTTTGCAGCAGTAGTAGACTGTAATCCGTCTCCTACTTCGGGTAAGGGATCACCCTCGTCAGGTGCTTCGGGTAAGGTACCTTGTGCTCTACGAATCTCTCTTAACTCTCCGAAGTTTTTATTCTTAGTACCACCATCATACTCCCAAGCATATCCCTCAGCAATCATTTGTTCGTTGAGTGATGTATCATCATCGCCAACGTATAACCAACCAAGAAGCCTACCATACTTACCCATGCCACCTTTAAGTTCAGTTCTGATAGTAAGTTCATTGTCTCCTTTGATTGTATCTTCTAACGTTCCTTTCATCCAGTTAGTAGCATCTATTCCCAATGCCTTCTCTTCTAAATCTCTAGTCCTCTTCTCAGGAGTATCGATACCAGCTATTCTAACACGTTCGTGCTTATAGATATCAAATCCTAAGTCTATTACTACGTCAATGGTATCTCCATCAACTACTTTAGTTACTTCAGTTACTCGGAAGTTGTAACAACTCTTCCTGCTTGGTGGGGTCATCTTTCCCATCATTCATCTCCGCAAATGCCATCTTAAGTATATAATATATATACCAAGTTACTATGACTAATAGAATGGCAAGCATCCAGATGACGCTCCAGACAACCATTAGACGTATGCTTCAGCAGCAAGTCTAACTGACAACCCTAATGCAGTTGCCATGATGGTGAGTCTACTCATCCACCACATTATCTCATGCTTATGCTTATTAATTCTACTCATAGTTCCATACCCATAGTGCAGTAGTCAATAAAATGAGGATGCTCCCCTAGATAGGAGACATCCTCTTTTGAATGTTCTATTGCTTCATATGCACTCTCTGCATACTCACAAATTTCATAATGATTGCGGCTTGTATCGTGGTAGCCAACCGTATAGTGGGACATGATAGTTTCAACTCCACTGTGTCAGACGACATAAGTATTTATTCCTGTTTGGTATCTTTGGATGCCTTTTTTAAGGCTTTCCTAACCTGTTTAGCATAGTAAACTTCTTGTTTAGTATACTGCTCAGGATGTAGTTTAGCTCTCTTCAATAATAACTTTGCTGCCTTCTTGTCCTTCAACCGTTTACTTGCGATGGTCCTCTGAAGTATTTATTTATAACCTCGACCTGATCATGGTATCTTGAAATCTTATCTAGCTCAACACCAATAGCTTCGGTGATGTCTGAATGCTCTCCTATACCAACAGGGTGCTCAAGATAAACGTTAACATTCACCTTATGCTTTTCAATCTCACCCTGTGCATGTGCTAATACAGCACGTAATAATTGTTCTCTCATGTGTAACTGCCCCATTAGATAATGTTCTCCTCTTCTCCTAATTGAATTTTACAATCGGATGTAGGATATGCTACACATGTTAGCACAAATCCTGCTTCCATTTGATCTTCGTCAAGAAAACTTTGTTCTTCTTGATTTACTGTACCTTCCAAGACCTTACCAGCACATGTTGAGCATGCACCAGCTCTACAAGAATAGGCAGCATCAACTCCCTCTTCTTCAGCCTTGTCTAGTATATATTCATCCTCTGCACATTCAAAGGTAGTCTCCTTACCTTCAGTGTCTATTATAGTTACATTATATGCCATCGTATGTAAGCAATGATACTCTATCTATAATAGTTTACCTCGGACGGGCTGCACAATGCAACTCATGTTTCTCTATCCACGTATATGGACGTGGATGTCCTAGTGGTGCGGTAAGTCCACAGTACTTACACTTCTTTCTTCTTTCTTCAACCATAGTGATAACTCGGTTTGTTGGTTGTCTTAGATAATTTCTTACCTCTCACCTTAGTACCAGATGTTTCACCAGAACCAGATGGATGCTTACCAGGCTTAGACTTACCTATGTTTACTGACTTACCTGGCTTCTTAGACTCAGTGTCATGTAAACGTGCTGGCTTATCCTTATCCTTAGTGATTACAGATTCTTGTCCGTGCTTTCTCCCAAGTCTACGCATTACTTTACCAAACCTTCGCTTGGACATGCCCTTACCAGGTGAAGTTTGATACGAAACTTCACGTCCCTTGGATCCATCATCATATTTGTATTCACCAGTACCTTTCTTGTATCCGATACCTTTCTTCTTTAGGTCTTTTTCGAGCCCCTTGCGGGACTCTTTATTCTTTTTTGCGTCTGTACCCCTGTCTGCACTAATGTTTCCAGTTTGTTGTGACTTAGACTTCTGTAGCATTCTAGTGGTAGGGTTTCCTTCCTTAAGGAAATCGCTGAATTTCTTCAGACCTTCCTTCTCATGATACTCCCAGTGTCCTTCTTTAACATGGTCAGCAGCCTTGTATAGAGGTTTGCCTGTCTTGGCATTCTTCTTACCTGACTTATATCCTTTCCATGCTGGAGTGTTACCTTTCTTGTCAGCATTAGTAACTGTATACTCTTCCTTCTTTACTTCTTCTTTCTTTTTCTTCTTAAGGTCGTATACACCTTTTGGTTTACCATCTCCTTTATAAAGACCGTATTCCTTACCTTCTTTAGTCTCTGTCTTTCTCTTGGCAGCAGATGCTTTGTATAGTCTTACTGCTTGAGCATTCTTTTTCTTAGCACCTTCCTTATCACCAGCAGAAGCAAGTTTACCACGCTTCTTATCTGCTTCTTTTGATGCTGCTAGTGCAGTATCAGCAGAGATCTCATGTAATGTTTCTTCTCTTGTATCATCCTTAGGACCAGCAACCTTTCTAACTGCACTCCTAGCATGATCTTGAGCAGCATCAACAGCACCTGCTTTAGCACCGTCTATTGCTGCTGACTTAAGTTTCTGTCCAAAACCAGCAGTCTTAGGACTACTTCCAGCAGTGGTACCAGCGACAGATGCTTGCTTTGCAGCAGCACCACCTGCCTTAGCAGCACCAGCACCTGCTTTACCAGCAGCAGCACCAGCCTTCGCAGCACCAGCACCAGCCTTCGCAGCAACAGCAGCACCTTTGGCAGCCTTAGCACCAACTATTGCTGCTTTTGTTGCAACTACCGCAGCAGTAACTGGTTCTTCTGATACTACTTGTTTAAAAGATCTTAAAGGAATGTATTCCTCTTTTTTAGTACTCATAATAGCTCCTTTGCCGTGTTTCTTTTCAATGTTTTTCTTAACAATATCAAGTGCGGTTACACCCTTACCATGCTCTTTCTCAGCTTGCTTTTGGTAATTGGTTTTACCCTTGGTTTTCTTACCACTAGATCTACTAGGGGTTGACTTACGGTCAGAACCATCATGACCTATACCATACTTTACGAGACGGTCATCTCTCATTCTATCATAACCCTCTTCATTAACGAAGTCAAGGAATGATTCATAAGTATGCCCTTTAGCCCTCATGCTAGCTCTCTCTTTAGCAGCAGCCTTTCTGTCAGAAGAAACTTGTTTCTTATACTTCTTAACTACTACCTCAACATTCTTAGGTTTTGATTTACCTAATCCACCAGCACCACGAATATTCATACCACCCATAGATGCACCACCAGTAACGGATCTACCTTTACTGTTTACATTACCCTTCTTACCCTGCATTGCAGGAGTACTTACGGATCTAAGTGAGTTACCATCTGCCTTGGTATTTCGTGCCATAGTTAGCCACCAACTATTTGGACTTGCTCTACTACTACGTTAGCACTACCAGCAGTGAGTTTAATTCCTCTCTGTATTTGTGGAAGTGTACCAGCAATAACATCAGCACTTGACACTGCATAATCAGCAGAAGCACCAGATGAATCGTAGTCAGTTGTAATAGTAGTATCTGAGATTGCAGTTACTTTCTTTCCAGATCCTACTGCTGACTCAAAGTCAGAAGTAAATCCATCAGTGTCACCACCATCAACAGTTGTAATATAATCTCCAACTGCAAAGGTGTGTGCTGGTGTGCCACCGTGATCAACGGTTACTACCATAGTAGCAGCATCAGTTGCTGCTTTAATCCTTGAGGACTTTGGTTTACCACATGAGATTAACTCAGGTGTTGCTGCTGCAAGTGTGATTGCGGGTCCGTCATCAATCTGGATAGAAGATGCACTTGCACTATAGAC